CTACACTGGACGTCAAAAGTTCACTCAAGCAGATGGACGCGTGGATCGTTTCAACAAAAAATACGGTCTCAAATAATCAACCGCATCACTTGTATACGGTTAAACGAAAACAACTTCGATTCGGAGTTGTTTTTTTGTTTCTTTTATTTGTTTCTTTTATTTTTCAAGCTTTAATTTTTTTATAGCTTATAATAGTCCCAATTCTTATTTCTACTTCTACTTTCGTAACAAGTCCTCTATAAAACAAAAAAACCTACTAACCAAGCTTGACGCTTGATTAATAGGTTTTTTATAAAATCATTATTTAACGGCTTCTTTAAGAGCTAGTAACATTTCATAAGTATATAATAGAAATAAACCTTATAAAATAAGCATAAATAAGAAATAAACTACATATAATTTTTATCATAAAAATATAAAAGTTTTAACCTTTTGCCCCCTTTTTGCCCCCCTATTTTTTTGAAAAAACTTCATCAAAATGCTTGACCTTCTCGGCACACCGTGATATAATATAATCAAGATAAGGAAAGGAGGTGAGGAAAATGGACAAAGATGATTGGCTCAAGTTACTTGAAAAGGCAATAGACAATATTCCTGAAACAGTAACTGCCATCGCAAGTCTAGTAACCGCAATAACGGTCGCAAGGCAAAACAAAAAGCGTAAACCCAACTCCCGCAAAAGAAAAAGGTAAACGCTAAGAGGTGGGGGGCGAAAGCCCCTCACACCTCTATTTTATCAAATGAAAAGAGGAAAAGCAATGGTTAGTGCAATAGCTATTTTTATAATTGCCATTAATGTATACATTTATCTCAAAAATAAAAAGGACAAATAATATGAGAAAAGTTATTCAAGAATTATTAGACAGTTCGATGTCTACATCTGCTATTTCGCAAGGCGCTGGAGTTCCGTGGACTACTGTTTCTGACCTTAGAAAAGGAAAAACAAGCATGGACAAAATGGCCCTTCTAACAGCAGAGAAACTCTATGAATTTGCTACAGCTGATAAGCAGTGATTTCGGTCACTGCTTTTTTATTTTAAGCAAACAAAAAAACCGCCAGCATAAGCCAGCGGTAAGTGTAATTAAATTTTGAAAGCCTTTCTATGCTTTATTTTGTGGTGATGAGCCCATCAGGCTCGATTGTGAATTCTGCTTGCTCAGCCAATCGGCCATCTTCAAGCATGAGGTAGTAGCCACCATTGTATGGCACAAAAGTATTTGATACCATATCGCCATTCTCTGAATTGAGATAATACCATTTCTCGTAGTATTTTACCCATCCAGTCTGCATCGCACCATCTGCATTGAAGTAGTACCATTTTCCATTGATTTTCTTCCATCCACTATTGGCCATGTATCCGTCCTTATCGAACCAATACCAGTTTCCATCCGTATGATGTAGCCATTGGTCAGCATACATATAGCCATTATCGTTGAAATAGAACCAGTTACCGTCGACTGCCTCGAATTTTGAAGTAGGGTAAGAGCCGTCTTTGCGACTCCACCACCAGCCAGTATCGTCGTACTTCCAGCCAGTCTGGTCTTCTTGAGGTGGCACGATATATCCGACAATAGAGTTTACTGAGCGTTCATTATATCGACAAGGTCCACCGACTTCGAGATAGTCCCAGTTGCCGTCGATGTTCTGCTCAATGGTCTTAATGGTAGAACCGTCTGAGTCTTCATAGACAAGCCCAGTATGGCCATAGTTCACACCATCGCCTGCTACAAAGTTCTTAACAAAGAACCACCCAGCCTTTGGATACTGTGCTCCATAGACTACTTGTAAGCCTGCGGCTTCTGCAGAACGTAGCAAGTCAATAGCATTGCCCCAAAGACGTACACCAAAAAATTTATAGATACCCTCACACGTCAAATCAGCGCATTGATATCCATACATTCCGTCATAATCTACACCAGCTCCTTCATCTGCTTTATCGATAAAGAATTGGACCATTTCATTAATTTTACTCATTTATTCTCCTTTTTAAAATCACGGTAGCCTTGTAGGCCAAGGCTCGCTCGTCAAGTAAGAAATTGAACTTACTCGAATATCGCCAATATCACGGTCAGTAGGCACTGGATCAGTAAACTGAAACCTCAGCATGTTACTGTCTCCGACACCTCCTAGATACCATGTTCCATAGGGCACACCTTTGTCATTGTATATGCCCCCGATAAGGCTAAACTCTGACCTAAAACCTGCAGGGACACCGTTTAGTCCTAGAATATAACAGTTCCTTTCACGGTCGGACGGTTGGACTTGATACCCTGCACCGCCACGTCTGACAATACCAAACCATCCCCAGCTTAGCCCTCCAAACTGATACATGACTGTGTCATTTTTGCGCCTTACTTTAAGATAAGAGTTTCCCAATTTTGACACGATAGTGAGAGTACGCCACCCTGTGTCCCCAGTCAGCACCTCCCAGCCCTGAGAGTCAGTTCCTGAGCGTTTAATCCATTTAAGAGCGCCATTAGTTACAGCAGTATCGACGTATGTCGTACCGACTGGAGCAGCGACCTTTCCGTTTGGCATACCAGTGCCGTGGATTTCATACTGGTTTACCTGGTTATTCGGGCCAGTAGCAGTTGGTAGAGTGACGTTGCCACCGCCATCGGATAAAATAAGAGTATTCCCTGACAAAGTCAACTTTTGAGGAATACCCACACCATCACGACCATTTTCTCCACGAGGTCCAATAGGTCCGATATCCCCTTTAGGTCCGACTGGTCCAGGTGAGCCAGCAGGGCCTTGTTCCCCTCGTTCTCCACGAGGCCCAGGTTGTCCATCTTGCCCACGTTCCCCTTGAATGCCTTGAATGCCTTGCAATCCTTGAAGACCTTGAAGTCCGTCAGCTCCTTTAGGTCCGACATCGCCTTGAGGTCCACGTTCCCCGGCTTCTCCCTTATCGCCTTTTGGCCCGGGAGTTAAGGCAATATTTTGTAACTCTTGTTTTGTTGCAAAAGCGCTTGTGTCGATTTCAGGCTTAGCTTCTAATGCTGCCAATCGATTAATGATCTCTGAATTATCGTTTACAGCATTCCCGACGTGAACAGTCTTGAGGATTTCTTCTAGCTCTGTCCTGGTAACAATACTATCGATGTCTACGATGCGACCTGTCTTCTGCTCGATTACAGGCGCATTCTTAGACTTATCAAGTTCACTAATTCGAACATTGAATAAGAAGCTATACACATCTGCTGACTGCTCTACTTTTTCAAAATAGATATACCCGACAACAGGTTCATCAATTGTAATCAATGAAGTATCGAATTTGACAGTAAACGTATTATCTTCGATTGTCGCATCAACTGTTGAATATCGTTTTGAACGCTTGAAATAGAACAAGCAGATGACTTTGTCAGCAGCTAGATTATCAAGGGTGAATTTGAATCCAGCGATATTCTTGTCCATGCTGAAGAATTCTTGATAGAGTCTATCCACATCTCTATTATTCGATGTGATTTCAAGTTTCTTTTCGATGGTTTTCTTCAAGTCTTGCTCCTTTCTTTAGATATAAAAAAGAGAACCTAAAAAGGTTCTCAAATGATTAGTCTTTATTTGGCTCATAATATTCGAGCGCTCGTTCACTGTCTGTCAATCCAGCAGTTGTTGGATCATTGACAACCCCTAACAATACCAAAATATAAACAAACGTGTTTACACCATCTTGGACGTTCTTTGGAATTTCAAGACCAAACTGCTGAGACATCAAAAAGATTGCTCCTAATAAAGCGATTAAAGTGACTTTGTTTTGTAAACGTAATTTCCAGTTGATTTTATTCATCGTCTTTCTCCTTTATTTCGACTTCGATTTTATCTTTCTGGTCAACATTGACTAGTAGTTGACCAAGTTTTCTAGCATTATCTTTCTTAATTTGGTTGATGTAAGGTTTCAAGAATTCTGGGAATGCCCAACCAATCGCTTCCCAATTCTCAAGCACAGAGCCTAGATAATTAGCAATAAAGAACATTGTCCAGGTAATTCCCAACGGACGAACACCCAACGAACGAGCATACATCGCAACAAGTAAGATGACTGTGAATACTACGAAATGACGAATCAAACCCATGGTTCCAATCTTGCTATCAAATCGTTTAGTCTTAAATGCCTTGACATATCCTGTAACGATATCCAAGATCATTAGCCAGAAAAAGATGTGGATGTATGGACTAGACGAAAGGTTCTTTAGATGTTCAATAAGCTCATGAATTGGTAAATCTCGCATACGTCACCTCTTATTGAACAGGTTGAGTTTCTAGTTCACTAGATGGTTTCTCTGGTTTTGGTTCTGTCCACTTCCAAATGCCAAGCTTTCCATTTTGCTCAAGTGTAGCAAGTTGTTCAAGTGTTTCACCTTGGTAAGTGAACGCTTCATTCACTTGAACCATGGCCCGTTTCCCTTCCTGAAACTTCTCGACATGGTTAGGATTTTCAAGTGTGAAGATCTCTTGTGGTTTATAGATCTTTCCGGTTTGGCCAAGGTCTACCAATTCAAGGCCACGCTTGAATAATGTAGGATCCAGCGGATTGTCTACGTCCGTCACTCGAACTAGAACCGACCAATCTGCTACTGCCTTAACTTCTGCGATTTTAGCATCTTTCTCAGCTAGTTTAACCTCGTATTCTTGAGCCTGAGTATGCAAATCTTCCTGCAACTTCTTCACACCTTCAGCAGGATTTAGTTCAGTAGCAACCTGACCAAGAACTGCCTCAATCAGAACCTCGTCTGACTCGTTCACACGGTCGCCAATGAGAATGCGGTCAAATGCCGTATAAGGCGCTTCTTGACGGATAGCGACAAAAGTCCTTCCGCTATCTTGAAGATATTTGTTAACTACTTTAAATGTCATATATTATCCTTCTTCCTTTTGTTTATCCAATTCATCTGCCACTTTGTCAAATAGAGTTTTAAGCTCATCATTCGACTGTAAAACTTTGTTGATTTTCTCAAGTTGCATGTGGGCTTCTTGTAGTTGTTCTTGAGCTTCATCATGTTCAGCAAGACTATAAGCCTCATCGATTGTCTTATTTATTAGTTGAATACCAAGATTTTGAATTACTTTGTCTGATATGTTCATGTTCTACCTTTCTATTTAACGCCATTTTGGATAATATCCACGGCTATAATTGCCAGCTACTGCTCCAAGGTTTCTAAAATTGTCATAGATATCATCAAGGACTCTGCTTAAAGAAACACCTTTTAAAATAATTTCCTCAACCCCAGTTATTTGACGATTTGTAGCATTGATTGACAAAGAACTTACTCCATCCTGCCCGCTCTGCATAAAATCCATTGTCTGTCCATAAAATGTTATAGCTGTTTCAACATTACTACCTGTTCTACCATTCCAAATTTGAATACCTGCAGAGGTATGGTCCATTTTCTGCAAACCATTTCGGTTGCTCAGTAGAGCCGTGTAAGTACCGTTAACTCCATTGATGGTCCCTGAACCGAAAGTGAGATACTGCAGCGGTCTTCCTGGAAATCTGTTTTTAATACCTACACCATACCCGTTCATCTCTAACCAACCTGTCTGTAAATCAAAGGTTGTGTTCCCGTTGATAGACGACATGCGCCCACCTCGAACATGCTCGCCTGTGATGTCGATTGACTGAACTCTAGTAATCGTCGCCCGTTGAGCAAACAACTCATTGATGAATGCCTGTTGTGATACAAGTTTTTTAATGAAGGCCGTGTCAAATTTAACCTTTTCAGCAGTGACCGCTTCAGCACCCAAAATAGTAGTAGTAACTGAACCAGCTTCAAAATTGACGGTTTTGAGTTTGTCGATCATTGCCGACTTGATGACCGCATTGTCAATTAAGGTATCACCTGAAATATGCGTAGCCTTACCGACAATGCGGTTGTTACCGTTAGCTCCTACGTTGATACCAGCGATGATATCTCCTGCGCTATTCAAAGCCTTGATAGCAAAGCTATCTTGTAGCAAGGACATAGTCACTCGATTATACTCATTGTTATAGTCAGTGCTATCTACAAATTCTTCAGGAATTATTCTCTTATCGATAACCATTGGCTTATGAATAACGATGTTTCCTGGACTCGTAAGAGTAAATCTAAGTGAGTACTCGTTCAGCTCGCCAGCCCGTGGGATATCTAAGTAACCTGTAAATACCTGGTTACCTGTTTTGGTAAGTGCAATTTGAGAGTTGTAGTACATTCCCAAACTTGTTGTATTGTCTAGCAACTGAATCAAAACTCTACCGTCCCGTGGTACCTTGTCTACTGCAATTTCAATGCGATAACCAAGGCTTTCTCCTTGTTTAACAAATTTCTTTGTTAAAGGGAACCGAACTCCCAGCCAGCCAGACATGGAGTCAGTATAGTTAATTCTGATGCCATCATGGTCACCAAAACCAACACGACTCAAATGTTTATCTGTTGCGACTGATGAGATGTATTTTGGAATTTTAGTCGGAGCGTAAAACAGATTTGTCAGATTACTAAATCTCTTGCCTACTTCGACCTCAAATAATTCTGAAGTTAAGGCCATGCGGGCAATGTTGGAAGCAACGTTTGAGTCTGTCCTACCTAAGATGCGCTCATAAATCAATGAGGTTTCTTTGACTTGTTGAAAATCCAACCTATCTACCTTGTCAGCAATCTGACTAGATAGATTTGTGAATTGACCATCAACTGTTTGCTTGTACTCTGCTAATTTCGTCTTGTTGTCTAGCGTGATAGCTTCGAGTCTTTGACGTGTCCCCTCTGCATCTTCGACATAGGTCCTTTTCGAAACATAGTCACTAGCCAAGACTTCCCTGATTTCTGTCAGTTTATTCTCAGCTTCTTCTCGTGAATAACGCTTCAGCTCATCTGATAACTTCTCACGTTCTTTTTGAGTCGAGGTTTTAAATGCGTTTAAATCCCTGGCATTGTCAGTAGCAATTCGTTTCGCTTCTTCAATTAGGTCAGCATTTAACCCAACTTTTCGCAGTGCTTCTTCTGCTTTATTCTTAGCCTCTTCAAAACCTGACGGGCTGAACTCCTGGAACCGTCTGTTGATTTCGTCTGAAAGTTTTTGATTTTCCTTTTTAACCTTATCATTGACTAGTTCAATCTGTCCGTTAAAATCAGTTTTAATTTGATTAACCTTGTTGTCAAAATCCCTGTCAGCTTCCTCGATATGATGTTGGATCCTGGCTTCGAAATTATCAAATTGTAAAATCTTCTTCGTTACGGTCCCAGTGTATGAATACTGTGCATCATTCCCAGCTTTACTGTCAGCACTAATACGACCACGAAGTCCACCTTTGAAGTTGAAAGATTGACTCAAGACTGGAGATTTGAACGTCTCCCCTGTGTTGGTTTTGATAGTCACCCACTGGCCAACGTCAAGTAACAGATGCCCTTGATAATTCAGACTAAACGGATAATACCTGATGTCTTTGATATTGTGATAGAGGTTGTCTAAGGCAGACTGGTACATCAACACATTCTCGATTTCAAGGGAACGACCTGTACGCAATCCGACCGTGAGTGTTTCTTTATCTTTCTTGCAAGTAATACCTGCAATCTGATACTCAATCTCGCTCTTGGTCAATCCGTGCATGAAGTAACTATCAGCAGTTATTACAATCCCAGAGTCGGTCAATTCCTTGACTTCAAGTTTTCCTTCACGATTGAAAAAACAAGACATTCCGAGCATTTGAGCCGATAGCCCTAATACGTCTCGGAATGTCATTTTTTTATCTTTCGGAACTTTGTCAATTCGATAATTCATGGATGCAATACCCATGGTTTCATTGGCAAGAACGACCCCTGTTTTTAAACAGATTTCTTTGATTACGTTTCTGATTTCTGCTGGGTAGGTTAAATCTGTGACATATTCACGGTTCAACTTAAACATGCCGTCCATGAGTTCAAGCTCGGTTGTTTTACGGTTGCGGTCGATTTCAATGTCGTTGATGAAATACTCTCCCATTTTAACCCATTCATAGGTTCCATCGACCAAAAGGCCAATCTCTGGAGTTATTTTATCTAACTTTCTAAACGATGTAATCACTTTTGCAAAAACAATCTTGGCACTACCTGCGCACGTCCCCCCTGGCTTATAGGTATCGCCTTTGATATAGCCATAATCAAAACTAGCCTCGTTGATATCTCTAGATTGATAGTCTCCTACTCTGATAGCAAGGGTTCGGTTTTTTGAAAGCATTGCTTCGTTGAATTTTTGTCGTCTGAATACATCCATATTTTAAACCTACCTTTCTATCAGATTGAACTTAGCGCCAGACCATGGCTTGAATTTTTCAGTAAATGAGTAGCTCGGAGCCGTTCTGTCTCCGACATAAAAAGTCTTTGTAGTTTGACCTGACATCGGGTCAGGATAGGACACCGTGAAGAATTCAGGCGATACGGCATTTAAAAGCTGACTCATTTCTCCCTGAGTCAGCATGCCCCATTCACAGTCTAGCTTGCGCTTGGTCGTGATACGGTCACGCACCATGTCTCCGTTTGCGTTGCGCCCTGTTTCTCCATCGATATCCTGAATACCGACCTGAAAAGATTTGGGAGGCTTAACAGCCACCCCGTTAATGATTAAGCGTGCCATTTTACCTCCCTTTAAATATTAAGCAAGACTTGTCCTGCACGTTCTTGTTCTCGATTGATTTCTTGAATGGCCACACGTCCGAATTCATGACCACCAATCTGGATCACGATGTCGCCATTACCACTAAATCCTCCAGATTGTGGTAAGCCACCACCTAAAGCATTAACAACGGCAC